TAAATCATTACTTCCGTATCGTTATCGCCTCCGGCCTGGATGTAGTCCTGCGGTCTATCCTGCCAGCGTTCCCTCTGCCTGTTTTTCAGCCAGAAACATTGAGCCGCCACATCTGGAGGAACGTGTTTCTTTGTCGTCTCAACCCTTACCGGCTTTACATTTCCATCCGCATCAACCTCGACAATCTTCTTTTCCTCTGTGTAATCATAGCCTGTAGCCCTCTTATATAGGCTCCTTATGACTTTGGCATCCGATACAGCTTTCCCTTCTGCAAGCGCCTTACCAAATGATTCGTGCTCTTTGGCCCAGCGGATAATTGTTCGTTTCGAGACACCTATTGCATCGGCAATCTCTTCGTTGGTGGCACCCATTGCGGCCATAGACCACGCCCAATCATCGTGGTATAGGGCATTGTACTTCGGCTGTGCCGCCATACAGAATATTACCTCCCGCTGAGATAATCAGCACAAAGGTACTCGATAAGCTGCCACCTGTTTTTGCTTGTTACGGTACCCTCTTTCTCTGCCTTTTTGATGGCCTGCTGTATCACCTTTGCAGACTCCCCGGGAATTGCATTGCTGCCAAACAGTTTCGCCAGGTAGGTCCATTCCTCTTCCTCGTTGAACCCGACTTCATCCATTCTCTCATTGGCGTTCTGTATCATCGAATGGATAGCAGCGCCAACATTCCGGATGTCCGTAAACTTCTGGTACCGGCTGAGAGTCTCCACGAATCCCTTGCACTGTTCGTATGATGCCACGCCGATAATCTCAGATGCAGTAGTTTCCAGACTCTTTATCAGAGCGTCCATGTCCTGTACCTGGTGCGGCAGGAATGAAAATGTCACATTCTTAAAATCAAACTGGATAGCAGGAGACAGCATTTTATCGTATGCCTCCAGCGGTTCCGCCATGATGTCTTTTCCGACAAAGCTCTCAATCATATCATCCACATCGGTAATCATCTTTACAATCTCCCGTAGTGTGCTGTCATCGTCAAATCCAGAGATTGCATTGTGGGCCAGCTGCTTTGCTGCTATCTGGCTCCGGGAGAGTCCAGACACATCCACTATCACAACAATCTCTTTTAACCCTGCTGCCCTTGCGCTCTTAATCCGGTGGTGTCCCGACACAATTTCCAGCTTTCCGTCCTTTAGAACTAAAAAAGGCAGGCTCTCCAACTGCCCTCTCTTCAAGATATTGGCTGTCAGCTGATCCTGCATTTCATTCTTCATTACCCTGGCATTGATGTCTTGCTCCTTCACCTTATCAATCTGGACTTTCGCAATCACCAGGCCGGAACCCATATCATAAATTACTGAGCATCCTTCGACCTGGATGCTTTTGCTCTGCTCGTTTGCCACTGTTTTTCCCTCCTTAGCCATTCGCTCAATGTCTGCTGCTCTGATCTGCCCTCAATCAGCTCAGCCTCATATGTCAGCTTGTAACCGTTCTGCTTATCCTCTGCCCGGTTTACTAATTTCATGATGCCCCGAACCTCTTTGTTCTCCGGGTACCTGGTAAGCATTGCAGTACGCATTTTCACAACCTTTTCCTGCTCGATATTATCCAGGAGAGTATCTACAAATGCCCGGTTCTGTGCAAGCATATAGCAGAGCCGACCTAACCGGTACTTTTCATGCGGCACCTTCATCACATACCAGACAAAGACGGAATCTGCGGCCATCTTTGATATACCGAACACTCCGGCCACATAACCATCTATCAGCAACGCCCGGTTGTAGGTGGCTGAGGAACCCACGAAATTATGCGTCCACAGGACACGGTAATACTGAGCCTGTGCCGCCTTAATCGGAATCACCTGCACTTTGCTGTCCTCTTTGATTTCATAATCCCTCGGCAACATACTGCAGTCCAGCGGTTCCAGTTTGCTTTCTGAAGGCCGCTTAATCTTCTTTCCGTTGGCAAGCGCTGTCGCCTCTTCCTCCCGGTTCGTTGTGATGTAGGCATTCAAATCTGCCCTGGTGCCAGACCGGGCATATATCGTATATCCTACCGCCTCGCCTACTCTCTTTTCCTGGTAGCAGAGAACCAGCGCCTTTGCACCCATGCACATCTTGTAGAAATCATTATG